ACTCTATTTGTTGTACTAAGTACGGATATATCTACGACGCGGATAACTCTGCTTGTTACCAACCTTTTGAGCAATGAGGAATTTAGACAATCACCGTTATATAGGGGAAGCGATTCAATTGCTCCAGGCCAAAGGAGAACGGGTTCGAGTCCCGCTTTGGTTTAAGGTATTGGATTGGTTCTTGACTCTCGTTTACGTTTCCGCGCTTGGATTCGTCATCTATAAAATTGGCTCATGGCTACTCAGCAAGATTACGTTTTAAAGTTTAGCGCGGATACGGGCAACGTAAACAGCGCAATCCAAGACGTTCAAACGGGTGTAGAGGGAACGAGCGGAGCAGTATCGGGTCTTACTAACCAGCTCGACAAGATGACGGGCGGAGCCGTTTCCGGCTTCCGCAATCTTACCGGAGGGATCAAGAACGGCGTTACGGGTTTAAAGTCCTTTAAAGTAGCTCTCGCGGCTACGGGGATCGGGCTTCTTCTTGTGGCAATTGGTACGCTTGTTTCTTACTTCACTTCCACAAAGCGAGGAGCGGAACAACTCAAGGTAGCCACCGCTGCCCTCGGTGCTGCGTTCGATGTTTTGCGCGATCGCGTTTCCAAGATTGGGGGCGCATTGGTGAAGTTCTTTACCAGGGACTTCTCCGGAGCGTTGGAAGATGTAAAAGCCTCGTTCACGGGAATCACAGACGAGATAATCCGAGAGACGAAAGCGGCCTCCGATTTGGAACGGGCTATGAACCGCCTAAAGGATGAAGAACGCGAGTTCACCAAAGCGCGAGCGGCGACGAATTTAGAGATAAGTAAAGCGCGGCTTTTAGCGGAGGATGATACGTTGACCGTAGAAGAACGAATAGATGCCTTACAACGCGCTGTAGAGCTTGAACAAAAGACCGTAGATGAACAACTGCGACTCGCCGAAGAGCGGGCCCGCATCGCAAGGGAACAAAAAGACCTCGGTGAAAGCCTCGAAGAAGACCTCAACCGGGTAGCCGAAGCAGAGGCGGCGGTACTGGATCTTCAATCCGCTTCTCTCCGTACACAGAAACGGCTGCAAACGGAACTCAATTCGCTACGTACCGAAGGAATCGCGAAGGCAAAAGAAGCGATGCAAGCGGAAATCGACCTCATGAAGGCGACCGCGGAAGCCAACACGAAGCGAAGGGAAGAAGATACCAAGACGCTCCAAGTAACAACGGAGAACCAAGATAAGACGCTCCAAACGAATCAGACTTCTTTAACCTCGCAAGTACTGGCAACGGAGACAGCGGAGGAAGAGAAGCGCAGGATACGCCGCGAAACTTACGAGGACTTTAAAAACCAAGCGGAGTTGGTCGCGAACCAAGCGTTAGGGTTTGCCGAAATGACTTTAAACATAGTCGGCAGTTTGAACACGCTATTTACTAAGGATGAAGAGAAGCGAGCCAAGCGCAGTTTTGAAATCGGTAAAAATCTCGCCATAGTTTCAGCGATTATAAACACGGCGGAAGCGGTATCATCCGCACTCGCAAAAGACGCAACCTTCCCGGGTTCTCGATTCATTGCAGCGGCGGCAGCCGGGGCAGCAGGGGCCGCGCAAATAGCGACCATTAAAAGGCAACAATTCAACGCAGGTTCAACTGAAATAAGTACACCGGAAAGGCAGACACTCACCGCACCAGCCGCACCGACTACTCCTCAACTCGACCTCGGATTCTTGGGAGGTGGAGCAGGACAAACGGGATTCCGTACTTACGTAGTTTCCTCAGAAGTAACGAACGCCCAACAAGCCAACCAACGTATTAATGACCAAGCCTCACTCGTAGGATGAATATATTAGAACTCGTAATTGATGAAGAAGCGGAACTCTACGGAATCGACGCTATCTCCCTCGTAGAACAGCCCGCAATTGAGTCGGACTTTATCGCGATGAACGCGCAACTCTTGCAATTCAAAACGCAGGACGAAGAGAAGCGTATCGTGATGGGTGCGGCACTCATTCCCGATAAGCCTATTTACCGCAGAAACGGAGAAGAAGAGTATTACGTTTACTTCTCAAAGAAGACCGTTCGCAGGGCGATGGAACTCTACTTTAAGAACGGCAACCAAGCGAACGCGACCCTCGAACACGAACACAAGATAAACGGCCTGCACGTTGTAGAGAGTTGGATCGTAGAAGGCGAGCAGGACAAAAGCCGTATGTACGGGCTTGAGGTTCCCGTCGGTACGTGGATGGTCTCAATGAAGGTGGAGAACGACGCTATTTGGGAGAAGTTTGTGAAGGAGGGCAGCGTGAAGGGCTTCTCTATTGAGGGGTATTTCGCGAATAAGTACGAGATGAGCCGCGCCACCGTCAAGGAGGATAAGCGATATAAGAAGGGAAAGCGCGTAGATATGGAGTCATATAGCGATTACCCCGACGCGGTAAAGAACAACGCAAAGAGGGGCATCGAATTGAACGAGAACCAAGGCAATAAATGCGCTACGCAGACGGGCAAAGTACGCGCTCAACAACTCGCAAACGGTGAACCGATTTCCGAGGAGACTATCAAGCGAATGTACTCGTACCTCTCACGGGCAGAAGAATACTACGATCCCAATTCCACGACTGAATGCGGAACTATCTCTTATCTCTTGTGGGGAGGCAAAGCCGGACTCCGTTGGGCGAAGTCCAAGCTCACAGAGTTAGAGTTGCTTTGGGCGGTAGAGGTCGAGATGGCACTCGAATACCTGGAGGAGCGATTGAGTAAGGAACAAGGCGCGTAAACCGTTATTTAAAAAATCCCTCGAAGATGACACTTAAAGAACGCATCTCCGAAATTTTCGATAAGTACAGCGTCGAGCTGTCCGTTGAAGAGAATGCGGAGGTAAAATTTGCAGTTGCTACGCTGGACAGCGGGCAAGAAATCCAAACCGACGCGGAAGCCTTCGCGGTCGGTGTTGCTGTTTTCGTAGTAAATGACGAAGGCGAACAAATCCCTCTCCCCGATGGTGAGTACACTTTGCAAGACGGCTCTATGTTGGTCGTTGCTGAGGGTGCAGTTACCGAAGTAAACGAAGCGAGCGAAGAGCCAGCCGTAGAAGCGGAAGAGGACAAAGAAGAAGAGATGTCCGAAGAACCTAAAGAGGTTGAAGCATCTTCCGAGGTATTGACACGCGAAGAGGTAGCCGGTATGATTGCCGAAGCTATCGAAGCAACGAAGGCGGAGTTCTCTTCACAAATCGAAGAGCGAGACGCAAAGATTACGGAGTTGAGTAAGCAGGCTACTAAGAGCCTCTCACGCGCTCCCAAGATGGAGGCACCTGCTCCCGTCGATTTGAAAAGTTTATCAATCCAGGAGCGCGTTGCCGCGATCCACAACCAATTCTCTAAATAATGGCTAACGCTAGTATCGCCGCCGGAACCTACGCGGGTGAAGCGGCACGACCTTATGTTGCGGCGGCAGTTCTCTCCGCTGACACAATCGCAAACGGATATATTTCCGTTCTTGAAAACGTACACTCGAAAGCGGTTCTCCGCAAGTTCTCAGGTGTAGCAATGCACCCCGACACGGACTGCGGTTTTGTAACCGGATCTAGCCCGTTAACTTTGGGTGAAGCAGTCCTCGAAGCAACTGCCCTCAAGATTAACGAGCAAGTTTGTAACGAAGATTTGCGTTTGACTTGGGAATCTGCCCAAATGCGCGGACAATCTTCCGCCGCTCCCGCTGACTTCTCTTCTTACGTCGCTCAATACGTAGCCGCAAAGGTTGCCGAAGGCGTCGAGTTGAATATGTGGCAGGGCAACTTTGAAATCGACGGTTCTACTGCCAACGCGAACACTTCGTTCGACGGTATTATGGCAAAGGTTCAAGACGGAAGCGGAACTTACAAGAGCGCAGCCGCCGGAGCTTTTACCGCTGACTCTGACGCAACTACTGGTGTATTGACTCACTTGAATACGCTTTGCACTACTTTGCCTTCAGCTATTCAGGGCGACCCTAACACCAAGCTGATTATGGGTCGAGCAACTGCGAACCTTTACTACAAGGCCCTTGCAGGGACTTACAACCAACCGTTCTTGAACGATGGCTTGGTTGCTCGCTACGCAGGTTACGATATCATCACTCCCGCCGGAATGCCGGAGGACTGCTTGTTGTTGACGAAGTTGGATAATATCTACTTCGGAACTAACCTCTTGACTGATCACATCCAAGCCTCTGTTTTGGATTTGACAGGCGTAACTGGTGACGACGTTACCCGCGTAATTATGAAGTTCAGCGGCGGTACGCAAGTCGTTGACCATGACGGTTACGCAGCGGTAGTTCGCACCTCCTAATTGAATCGGGGAGGGGCTTTAAATCCCTCCCCACAATTCCTCTAACTCATGGCTTGTAATATTACAGTTTCAGGGCGTTC